ACGGCAAAGCCCAAGCCAAGTTCCAAGAAGGAGCCGCTCAGGTCTCCATCATGAAAGACATGGAACGCGGCCAACAACAGCAAATCAGCCGCATCATCCCAGATAGCTTGTACGATTACACGTTCCAAGACATCCTGTAATCCGCCATGCCATTCCAATCCTCAGATGCTCTCGATGACCAGATGCTTCTGGATGGAAGCACTGGGTTTTCGACCGGCGTAATTTCAGCCACTCGTCCCGATGGCATTCCTGCAACCAGCATGGAATCGGCCATCAACATGGACTATGACGACTTCGGCAATCTCGTCACCCGTCTAGGAGCCGTTTCACTGGCAGGCAACAGCATCACCGCCAACTGGGAAGACGTCATCACCAACTGGGAGTCAACGACTTCCAACTTCGGCAGTAACCTTCCAATAAACGCGACGGTATTGTCCGGCTTCTACTTCGATACAGCCGCATCCGAACGCCTCGTCATCGCTGTTAATGACCTTAGCACCTCCACCAAGAGCCTCTACTACGGGTCACCCGGCGTTTCCTACAACCTGATTTCGGGATCAACGCTCAACGCTTCCGCTTCCTACGTCTATTTTGCTCAATTAAATGACAAATTGTTTTATTCGGACGGTTTAGGAACGCTGAAGTACGTCTCAAGCGCAAACCTCAATAGCTCCACTACAGCCGGCAAGATCAGCCGCATCGATGTCATTAATCAGGGGTCCGGTCATAACTCTGTCCCCACAATAACCATCTCCGCGCCTCCCAGCGGCATCACGGCTACGGCCACTGCGGTTGTTGCTAACGATGGTAATCTCGTATTCATAACGATCACCAATCCCGGCAGCGGTTATGTCACCGCTCCAACCGTTAGTGTTTCGCCAGCAAATCAATCTCACGCTGTAGCTTTTGTATCGCTCACGCCTCCTGCCAAGCCGATCTATCTAACCACCCATACCAATCGGTTGTTCGCAGTTTCCGCGGATACATCCATCCAGCCCGATACCCTCTACTTCTCGGATATCCTCGATGGCGAATCCTGGGATCCTCTCGGTTCTCTTCGTATCGGTGGCGATGGCGATCCCATCAAGGGACTCTACTCTTGGTTCGGTTATCAACTCATCGTCTTCAAGGAACGCTCTATTTGGAGCGTAAATGCCGATCCTTCGCAGGATGCTGCCGATTGGACCATATCACTAATTAGCGGCAATATCGGATGCTCATCGCACCGGTCCATCACCGCGGTTGGTCCTGACGTATTCTTCTTCTCTCGCGACGGAATTCGATCTCTCCAGCAGATCCAAGCCGGTACCCAGACTAGCGTAGGTCTCGCGCTCTCCAGCCCGATCAATGACCTCATCAGTCGCATCGACAAGACCAAGCTCGATCTCTGCGACGGTGTATTCTGGAACAACCGATATCTGTTGGCGGTTCCGTTCGTTGCCGATGAACCAGCGATCCTCGGAATCGAAAGCGAATACGCGCTCCTGACCGAGAACAGCCTCGATATCGCCCTCGAAGGTGCGCTCAACGAGAACAACGCGGTCATTGTCTACCACTCACTGGCCCGCTCTTGGCTTGGTTACTGGGACAACTGGATCGTAAACGACTTCATCCCAACATCATTCTCAACATTTGGACCCGTCCTCATGTTTGCCGGCGATATCATCTCGGTGTCAGCGGGAGCGGGCCAGGTCTGGTCATTCAACGATTACCTCCCGAACAGCCGGTTGTCGCCGGTCTCAAGCTCCGCATACACCGATGGCGGTGCGAATTACGAATCCACGGTTATCACCAAGGCTTACAACCTCAACGAACCTATCCCCGACAAGATTGGGTACAGCGTTCAGTTCGCCTTCGATAACCCGTACACCACCGCCACCACGACCGCCGAAGTGTCGTTGGCCAAGGATATGTCGGACACATTTGTGACGCTCGATTCCGCGTTGGCGATCACCTCAAGCCAGAAGTTCCTGAAGGCTTACAACCTGATCAGCCAAGGCCGCTGGAATACTTTGCAATTCAAGGTAACCGCAGACGCTGGTCGCTTGTCTCTGCAATCCACCATTCTCTCCGGATTCGTCGATTCGGTCAGACCCCAACAATGAACGCCTTCCCGAGAGTACGAATGATACAAACGCTTGAGCAAGAGTCTCAAGCTCTTCAAGCTGCACGGGCAAACAACGACTCGATCATTCACCCAACCCATGTGGTTGAAAGAGATGGCGAGATCATTGGTGCGTCATCTTTTGGAAGGGTGCCTGTCCTGCTTCTTTGGAATCACACCGAAAAAGTGTCGGCCAGAGACAGTATGCACCTCAAACGAGTTTATGACTCTATTATGGAGACAAAGGGGTTTCCTAAGTATTTCATAGCTTGCAATGAGAATAGTCCATACAACTCATATATGAAGAAGTTTGGATATAATCCCATTTGGAAAACCGAGATTTTTGAAGGAGGAGTATGAATATAGATTTTAATACATCAATGGTTCTGGCTCACAGCGTAATGCTGTTTGCCAAAGATGACTGGGCTAAAGATTACTCCTGCATTCCTTGGGGTCATCCGCAAATGTGCGGCCCAAGTTACAAACCGCCGGACCTTGCTGCCTCTACTGCCGAAGCGATAAAAGCTCAGGCCGAGCAATATCCTTTCATTCGTGCATTAGAACAAGCCGCTAGATCTGGCAGTAAGATTTCATACGGCCCAGAAGGAAACAAAAGAACATACGATTTTGAGAATATTGGTGATGTTGATATCACCAAGCAAACAGCTCTTGCTTTATCCAAGCTCGCAGATCCTTTAGCTAAAGAACAACTTGGTGTTGCAAGGCAGTATGGAACGCAGTTTGCCCAACAACGTCGAAACGAGCTAGAGGCTCTTGATCCTCGGAAGTTCGATCTCTACGAACAGTTCCTCAGCGATGTTAAGGGGGATGCCGCCGCTCCGGATACGCGGATAGACTCGCCTACCTACGAGAGGGTTGGAATGCCCGGTGCCCAAAAGGATACCGGTGCTTCTCAATTGATTCGCAGCGAGCTTGAACGCCAGATCCAGCAGGGTCTTTCTCAGGTTGGAACTCTGGATCCAAGCATGGAGCGACGGGTCCAACAGGCTGCTCGCGCTCGCGGTAGTTCCATTGGCAATGTTCTTGGCAATCCTTCGGCTCTTCGTGAGTCGATTGCAATTCAAGACGCTCTTGGTAACGCCAATTCTCAACGCTGGAACGCTGCAATGGGCTTGCTTCAGAGCGGTCAAAGCACGAGCGACACTGCCAATCGGAACGCACAAGAAGCCTTCCAGAACATCCTTGCAGCCACCGGCCAGCGGAACACCGCGGCGCAACAGAGCTTTGCCGGCCAGATGGCTTCGCAACAGCAGATGTTGTCCGGTCGCCAGCAGAACATTGCCAACGTCCAGTCCGCCCTAGGACTCCAACCGGTCTCATCCCAAGCCGCCCAACTAGGTGGTCTTCAGCAGGGTGCCTCTCCGTTTGTGACTCCTCAGTTAATTCAGGGTGCCCAGATGTCTAGCCCTGGAGACCTGATGAAGATGGGTAGTAACTTTGCGCTCACAAACGCTCAGAACCAATACACATCCGATCAAGCGAACTCCTTCATGAATCAGTTCAAGGGGTATGCTGGTGCGATTGGTAACCTTGGATCATCCTACGCGGGCTTCGGGCTTGGCGGATGCTTTGTTGCTCGTGAGTGCATTCCCGATCAGTGGGAGGCGTTCTACTTCTGGAAGGAACTCGTTGGACCTAAGTGGTTCAAGAGCTTCTACGACAGCAACGCCGAGAAGTTCGCGAAGTGGCTCAAGAACAAGCCGAAGGTCAAGAAGCTTGTGGCCAACTGGATGATAGCTCGAATCAACAGCGTAATCCCCAAAAACTGATATATGGCTGACGCAATCGATAATCTGGCTCAAGACCTGAATCAGGCCAATGCCGTAGATGAGTTCCCGGGATATCCTGGATACAAGATGGGAGATTTAGTCCCCGATATGGGAGGAGTAAGGGTTGGTGATTTGTTTTACGGTTTAGATCCGTATGGACAAGAAGCTCCATACAACTGGAGGACGGGAGGTTTTGAATATCAGGCTGCTCCTTCAGACGTAGGTTTTGGAAACATCGATTACAACATCCGAGATCAACCCACTGAACGAATCAACATTGGAAATACGGATGAGCAGGATGCGCTCATAAGAACAGGAATCGGAACCCCGCTGGATCCGAAGACTGAGGATAGATATGGGTTTACAGGTCTTGTTCCACCTGACAAAGCTGGAACATTCATTGGTGTTCAATATTTAGACCCAAGTGAGGCCGCTGTTACTACGGCAGGCCAAATACCTTCGCTTCCTCAAGGCGTTGTAACTCGTGGAGAACCGGTTGGTAGAACTTTTGAGGACTTTACGCAAAGACCTGACTACAGTGTTCCAATTGGGTTCGATGCGGATACTGGAGACATTGTGATGTCCAACAGAAATAATATCAGGGACACTATATTAGTTCCAAGTGGAAGGAGTATATCCCAAGCTGATATTGATAGAGGTGTTTCACCAAATGTAACAATCCCTACTAATTGGAATAAGGGAATCAACGCTGCGCCTTCAACTTCTCAAGTAACACCAACTTCTGTTGGAGCATATCAACCAGTTGGAGCGGATGAACCGACAACTACCAGCGAAGGTGGGTTTGATAACACTGGAGGAAATGTATCTGTTGGTCCTGGTGGTGTTAAAGATATAACTCCTGGCTGGAAAGAAGAAGCTAAACCAAAGCCAAAGGTTGAGAATGATGTAGATGGCGATGGTATTTCAGATGTATGGAGAATAGCCACTGGAGGTAATTGGAGATTTGATACTGAAGGTAATTGGAGTAATGTTAATCCAGACTATATCGATCCAAAAACTGGACGAGAAGAACCTCCTAACAACACTGGTGATAGGTGGAACTTTAGAACAGGAGAGTGGGATTACAAAGATGTTCCGGGCACGACTCCTCCTGGAACGACTACTCCTCCTGGCGGCGGAACCACGACTACTCCTCCCGGTGGTGGAACTAAGCCTCCAGGTGGTGGTGGTCAACCCGGCGGCGGTACACCGGGCGGTGGCCCCCCCGGTGGCGGAACTCCTGGCCGTGGACCAACACCCCTTCCCCCTAGGGAGCCAGTTACTCCTCTCATAAGGCGCGAAGTCGTCATCCCCACCAAGGGAACCAAAGAGGTTCCTCTACCCGATCGTCAGGCCGATCCTTTTGCCAAGCTCTACGCTGACTTGCTGGCCAACTCTCAACAACAGCAGGACCAGTACCGATACATCAACTACGATCCCGATCAGATCATGAATGCCGCCATGAGCGGATTCAGGAGACGGGGTGCGATGCGGTCGTTGCAGGGTTAAAAACTATATCTTATGGCTACCAGAGAAGAAAACGAGGACATCAGGGCTATGCTTGAGCGGCAGGCCAATCAGCGCATCAACCCTTTCATGAAGGGTCTCTCCATGCTTACCGGAGGCATTGCCGGCGAGTTCACGGGTACCAACGAGGATATCCGGAATCGGAACTATGCGAAGCGGGCGTTGATGGAAGAAAACTTGAAGTCTTTGAATGAAGAAAGGTTGGGCAGTCGAATGGAAGCTGAACGGCAGCAGAGGCTTCAGGACGAGATTAAATTAATCGCTGCCCGCGATAAAGCTGCTTCAGAAACTCGGGCAAAAGAAGCCGGTGAAAAGCGCGAAACTCTACGTCCATCATTGGTTGGCCAACTTAAGGCTCGTCCTGAGTACCAGCTTGGCGGATCAATGGCCATGCCTATACCGGCCTTGGAGCCGATTGAATCTCTTGAGGAACAGGCTGCTTACGAGAAGGCCATACAGGAACAGAAAGATGAGGCCAAGAAAATAAAGTCAGGGTACACTCAAATCAATGTTCCAGGATATGGAACTGTTGGAGGCACTGCTGATCAGATATCTGAGCTTTCAAATAAGATTCCTCAGCTCAAGCAATTTCTTGAGCAGAAGCCTTCTGAAGAGCCTCCGTATGAAGTTACATATTCAACGGATTCTCTGACTGGTCAGATGCAACCTACTGTTCGTTTCAAGAAACCAGTTCCTATTGCTGAACAACAAAAGATTCTTCAACAATTGTTTTCAAATCAAGGACAAGGATTCGGTGCGCCTCCGCCCGCTGGAGCAACTAAAAAGCCTGAAGAAGAGAAATCGACTGACATTCCGGGGTTTAAAGTCAGAATGAAATAATATGCCTATCTACGAAGTCACTCAGGATGCCACTGGAGTAACTCTTGAGCTGGAAGGCGACAGGCCCCCGACAAAGGAAGATGTCGAGCGGGCCTTCGCTTTTGCTGGCAAACAGAAATATCCAGATGCACCAGTTCTCCAGGCTCCTCCTAGCTTGTACGAGCAAGCCAAGTCTGTGGCCCCTTCATTGGCTCGTCTTGTCGCTCCGTTGGCATTTGGTGGTCCAACCCCCCAAGATGTCGCAACCGCTGGAAGAGTTCTCCAGCAAGTCACTGGTGGAGAACCAAAGCAGGGAATGCTCGAAGGCGCATCCCGTATCGACAAGGAAGGCATCATGGCCCTCTTGTCTGCTTCTCCTGAGAAACGCGAACTGGGAGCGTCTCTAGGTGCAAAAGCCGCTGACATTGCGAGAATAGTTACTCCTGGTCTTCGATCAATTCCGCAGTCAGTGACTCGTCCGGCAGGAGAAGTAGCAGGCCAAGTTGCTGCTGATCTTCTTTCCCCGATGAATCTGATGACGATGGGGATTGCGGGTGCTGCTAAAGAAGCCACTCAAATTCCTAGATCGGTTGCTGCCGCCACTGAATCATTTGCTGAAGCCACAGCCCCTTCTGCTGCTCGCGCTGCACAAATTGCGGATCTTACTCGCGCTGGAGAGGCGGCTCGTGCAACTGAGCAAGTTGGCCAAGCCATCCCCGCTATTCTTGCTCCCGAGGTAACCCGTGGTGCCGCTGAATCAACCGGTGTTGCATTGCAGACCATCGCTGATCCAGAAGCTACTCCAGAGCAGAAGCTCAAGGCTTCATACGAAGCGGCTATTGGAACTCTCTTCGCAGCCGGTCTTGGCACTCAAGTGGCCCGCTCGTTTGGCATGCGCGGGAAAGGTGTAACTCAAGCTGATGTGCTTGATAACCTTGCTTCTCGAAAACAGACCGTTGGGGAAGCCATCGGCCAAGTCAGTGGACTCATCGATCAGATGGATCGCATCGTTCCGGTGCGTGATCTCAAGACTCAGTTCCGAGAACTGATTGCCGAGATGAACCCCGATGAGCCGTTTATCTATCAACCAGAAGTGATTGGAGAAGGTCCACGCGCTGCGGCTGAAGGTGGAATGCTTCCCATGCGTGAAGTAGAAGCTGCTGTTCAAGAGGGGACTCCGCTTAGGTCAACTGAGGATATCCTCGCTCAACGACTCCGATTGCGCGACGAGCGAATCGCTGCTGAACAGGAAACTGCTTCTCGCACATCCACCGCTCTTGAAACTGTTGATGAGAAGCTAAATCGCGCACTTGCTTCCCGTGATAAACGACTTGCCGCTGAAGCTGTTGCAGACGCTTTGGAGTCTGGTGCTGTTCGCGGAGAACCGGCTAAGGTTACAAAGAAAAGCATTGAGAAGGCCATTGGTATTGGCCGTAAAGAGGTTGGGTTGCCTGTTGCTGAACGCACAATTTTTAACGAAGTCTGGCAGAAATCTTTGGAAGAAACCCAAGGTAAGTTCCGGCAAAAGGCCGAGGGCGTTGCAGAAAAACTCGAAGGTCTTCGTACTAATGTAGAACCTGGGCTTGGTATGAATCCGTTCCCACAGCTTATGGGTTCAGCTTGGAATGGGGCATTGACTGTAGCTCAAGAAATTATCCGCGCTGGAGGATCTATTGCTGACGCCGCTGCTGCTGGATTACGTTACGCTCAACAGAACTTTAAAGAGAATTTTGATGAGGCTGAGTTTGCAAACGAACTCACGCGAACAATTCAACGACCATCAGCTATTGAAGCTCCTCCAAAGATGGAGCCTCGCGCATTTGCAGAGCGTGTTGCTGCCGCTCCTGGTGTTCCTCCTGTCATTCGAGAAGCGGTAGCCAAATCGCCACGCGCTTCATATCTGCCGCAGAATGTTGAACAAGTGGTCGATCAAGTATCGGTCGCAACTCCTGAACAGCTTAATGCTGATCTTGGAAATGCTAAGTCCAATACCCGCGTTGCTTCGGGAATGGAACTGTTCAACCGGTTGATCAATGAAGGTCGCACCAAAGAAGCTGCGGATCTATCGCTTACCTTGGCTGAAAGCGGAACCACTTGGGGTCAGCTCATCAACCAATTCAAGCTACTGAAGTCAGCATCTCGCGAAGGAGTGGTTCAGTTGGTCACGAAATCGATGGCTGAACGTGGAAGGATGATCACTCCTGAGCAGGCCACTAAACTGGGGAATTCAATGGATCAGTATCGCGGTGCTGTTGATGCCGTTAAACGCGCTGAGATCCTGATGACAGATGCAGCTAACAAAGGAGATGTCCGTGGAGAGAGAATTGCGTCTGGTCTCGCAGACATGGCCGATGCTCTTCGATCTGAAGCTGATGTTGTGTTAAATGAGCAGATTGCTCGCATAAACCCATCTACTGCAACAGACCTGTTTTTGTCGATGGTTCAAGGATCTGTGATGGGTCCGATCTCCATTATTCGCAACGTGCTTGGAAACACTATCAACACCCCATTGAGAGAGTTGGCAGACCTTACTGCGATGGGAATTGATTCCGCGTTGTCTGGAGGAAAGAACAACTCATACGACATCCGATCACGAACACTTAAGCGTATCGAGGCGTTTGGAAAATCGCTTCCAACAGCAAAGCGTATCATGCTTAAGGGTTCAGAAGGAAATCCTTATGAGCTTGGAACAAGCATTGGAAATCCACTTAATTTTCAGAGGGCGTGGAGAAACTTGTTTGAAGCCATGTCTGGCGAGTACAAGGAAACACCAGTTATTCGCAACCTAGTCGAAGCAACGGTAGGCGTCATTCCAGACGTCATGCTTAGGATGACTCAAGCGACCGATGTTCCTTTCCGTCAGGCTGAACGAGCCCGTGTAGTTTCAGAGATTGGTCGCCAGCGGGGTTTATCGGAAGGGCAAATCCGTGTGGCTACTCGTAACCCTAAGTTAATGCTCATTTCCGATGAGGCTCAAGCTGCTGGCCAACGTGGATTCACCGCCGAAGATCTTGGTCAAATTGAGTTTGAAGCCGCCCGTTCAATCTTCCAGCAAGACAATGTTGCGACTCAGGGCGTTGCAGGAATCAATCAATTCATAAGAGAAAAAACCCCTCTCTATATCCCGTATCGGTTGATCTCGTTGTTCCAGAAAACACCGATCAATGTTGCCGCTGAAATCCTCCAGTTCACCCCTGCTGGTGTACTTCGGAATTGGTCAAAGATGACTCCCAAAGAGCGCAATACGGCGACCGCTCGATTGATCGTAGGAACCACGGTTGCAGGAGCCTACGCTTACCTTTACGACAAAGGTGTGATTACACCGAATTTGGATACTCCAGGGGAGACCAACAAGGCTCGCGAGTTGGCCAAAGCTGGTGGCGTGATGCCTCCAGGCACGATCAACACCAGCGCACTTCGACGGTTAGTTAAAGGAGAAGACCCATCGTTCCGGCCCGGTGATAGCGTGAAAGATCTGTCAGCACTTGGAACAAGCGGAGCCATCGGATTAATGGTGGGAACAACCCGTCGAATCCAAGAGCGGTCCAAGACGAGTGATCCCGATTTTCTATCGCTTGGAAAAGGTGCAGCTCTTTCTGGAATCAACTTCATCATGGAGCAGCAGTTCCTTAAAGGAACCAGCGACTTCATCAAGCTGATGTCCGAAGAGTCATCGAATTCACTGGATCGATTTGTGAAAAACCTTTCGATTACCGCAGCATCACCTCTTGCTCCCAATATCCTCGGTGCAGCTCGCCGTGCTGAGCGTGAATACCTGCCTTCAATTGGCGGCGAAGGGTTCATAAAGGATTCGATTAACGAGCTAAACCAGCGGTACGCCGCCCTTGGGTTGGCCATCCCTGGTGTAAAGGATCCGAACTCCATGCCGGTGCGCCGGGATTTGTGGGGAGATGCTGTTGAGCAGACGCCAAAGGGCGAGAATCCTTGGACCTACAATTTCTTCGATGCGTGGAAAAGTCGGTCCATTGAGGCTGATCCTCTCAACGCCTCGATCTACCGCCTCTGGCGCAAGACGGCGGACAACAACGCGATTCCATCGGTTCCAAACCCTTCGCTGACTTTTCATAACAAAACTTTTGAGCGGATGAATCCGGAGCAATATGACCGGTATTCTCAACTCGTTGGTTTTTACCGGAGAGGGCTTTCTGAGCGGGTCTTTACTAGCGGCCAGTACCAGCAAGGAACCGATGAAATCAAACTGAAATTGCTGCGATCCGCCTACGAGAAAGGTGGGGAAATCGGCAAGTACCGTTTCCTCAAGGAACTGCGAGAATCCGGCCAAACCCTCACTCCAGTCGCCGCTCGCCGGGGCTTCCAACAACCCCCCGAGTAAACTTTCCGAAAGAAAACTCTCGACAGTTTGCAACACGCTGCTACTTTGGCTTGCGTGAGCGTAAAACTTCTAACCGTCCAGGAGATTGCTTCGGCTCTCGGGACTCATCCCGAGACGGTGCGTCGGTGGATCCGGTCAGGAAAACTTCCAGCCATGAAGGCGACGAAGAGAACCATCCGTGTCCGCTCCGATGTAATCGAGGAACTCCTCAGACAAAACCCACAATGAACAACTCAATCGCAACGACAACCCCCCAACCCTCGGATAACTCCGAGATGTACGCCAAGATCCAAGACCCCATCTCAGCCATCGAGAAGATGGGCGAGTGGATCGCGGCCAGCGGAATGCTTGGCTGCACCAAGGTCGAACAAGGTAAACTTATCGCGTGGCAGTGCGCCGCCGAAAAGAAAACCCCGTTCGATTTTAAGAGAGAATACCACATCATCAACGGATCCCTCAGTATGCGCTCCGATGCCATGCTCGCCGGTTACCGTGCCCGCGGAGGTAAGATCCTCTGGAAGCAGTTCGACTCCCGCGCCGCCATCGCTCTCTGGACCTACGATGGCAATGCTTGCGAGATCTCATTCACCACCGAGGACGCTAAGATGGCCGGCTTATTGCCCGCCAAGCCGGGGTCTGGATGGGCCAAGGATCCTTCCGCAATGCTCCGCGCTCGTTGTATATCCAAAGCGGTTCGCATGCTCGCCCCCGAGGTTGTGGCCGGCATATATACACCTGAAGAGACCGAGGAGTTTACCCCCGCTCTCACCGAGGTATCGGTCGCTCCCACCAAGAGCTTCGACATCACCGCCAAACTCGAAGCCCTGTTCGAGGATCGCGAGCAAGAGGTTAACGCTCTGCTCCTCAAAGCCGGTCGCATTCAGGATGGTCAGACCTTCCGCGATCTCCCCGATGCGGTCGCTTCCAAGTACATCTCTAAGCCGGACCTCATCCTCAGCAAGCTCGCCGTCATCGTCACCCCTGAGATCGCCACCACGGAGGTTTCCAATGGTTGATATCATGTTCGACATGCCCGCCGCGGATTATCACGAGGCGAAGGCACTCTCGAAGTCCGGTCTTGATCAGTTCCGTAAGAGTCCCGCGCACTTCCGCTCTTGGCAGGATGGTAAGACTCGCAACGAATCCAGCCCCGCGCTGGAGTTCGGTACCGCTGCCCATTGCGCCGTCCTGGAGCCGGAACGCTTCATCCTGACCTACAGGATGTTCACTGGTGATCGTCGCACCAAGCAGGGTAAGGAAGACTACCAACTGATCATCGACAACGGACAGATCCCGCTGCCTCAAGATCAGTGGAACAACCTCACCGGAGCAGCCGATGCGGTACACGCCCATCCCGCTGCCGCAGGCCTACTGGATGGTATCAAGACCGAGGTCTCCTACTTCGCCGAGTGGTCCGGCATCGAGGTCAAAGCCCGTATCGATGGGATCGGCAAGGATTACATCATCGACCTCAAGACAACCCAGGACGCCAGCCCCGCGGCGTTCGCTAAGAGTTGCGCTCAGTTCCGCT